AATGTGTACTGATCTAGTAGGATCAAATTTGTATCCTGGTACTCTATCAGCTGGTACAACTTCTCCTGAAAAATCAGCATTCATTGTCATATCAGCTTTTAGTTGGAAACTAGCAGCTCTAGAGTTGCCATTTCTTAGTGAATCTAAAACACCAGCATTGATGCTTTTGATTAAGCCACCCTTGAATGACTTATCTTCTTTTTGAGAATTTAATGAATCAAAGTTCTTTTTATTAGCAACTTCCATTTCATCAATTCTCTCATTAAATTTTTGAGTAAGATTATTAATCTCTCCTTTTAGGACAGAATCAATCTCACCTTTGGCATTTTCTAATGCCTGACCATTAGCTTTTTCAATTTTAGAATCTATAATATTCCCTAATTGATCCAGCTGTTTTTTAACATTATCTTCCATTTTAGTAAGAATTATTTTAAATTATTTAACAAATAGTTATAAACATCAAACTCAGATTTTTGTTCAACTGGCTCAGTAATTTCTTCAATTGGCTGAGTAGCATCAATGAATAAAGATTTTAGTTTGTATATTTCTGCTTCAATAGCATATCCCATTTCATCAGAGATATTGCCTTTACGAATTAATTTACATAGATTATCATATCTTTTATAGACATCTTCAATCATTTTAGTTCCTTTAACATCCATAATCTTTGCCATGTCATTTGCAGCTAAAGTAACAGCTGAGATTTCAAATAACTTAACTTCTTTGATTTCTCTATAATCACCTTTATCTTCTTTTTGTATTGGTAAGATACCAACAGAATTTTCAGTAATTACACCACTTTTCATTAGCTCAATAACATCTTTACCAAGAGATGTTTTAGGAATTTCTGCTACAAATACTAAACCTTTTTCATCTTCATAAAGCTCATTCATTTTTCCAATAGGTTGCATCATGTTATGCTGATACAAATATTTTACTCTGTAGCCATTTTCCTTGATTGTTTTTTGATATGCACCTTTTGATATTACATCATTGTCAGCATCTTTATTACCGAAATAAGAACCATAACCTTTTACAATTCCATTTTTTTCATCATAATCAGATAGCTCACCAAGTGGTGCTGTTTTGTAAATAAAATCCATACTTAAATTTTTTTGTAAAATTACTAAATTTTTATTTAGTCAGTTGTTAATGATTGACCAGCAATCAATGCACTAGATAAAGCTCCTATGTTTGCCAAAGGATTAGGTGGTTCTGGTACTGGGAATGGCATCATAGAACATCTACAATTAATTACATTCCTTGCAGAACCTTCTCCTGGTCGCTGCATATATTCACCACCAACTAAAAAAGGTTTATCAAAATCAACCTCTTGACCATTAGCAGCTCCATGCCATGACCTCTCTTTACCATCCATAGATGTCATCCATCTTTTCTTCAATGTCCTACCAGCATAAACTTTCAATGCACTTTGTTCAATACCAAAGTTACCAGCTCTAGCTGATTCAGTTCTTACTAATCTAAGTGCCTGATATGTTGAATATCTATTAAATTGTTTTCTAAGTATTCTGGCTTTTTCATCAGCACCTCTAGTAGCAAAGTCAGGATCACTCATTAATCTTTGTGTTAATGTAACTAATGTTTTTTTTGCAGTACCACTAACAAGAACAACATTTGTAGCAGCATTTAGTTTTGCATAATTATTAAATGCCAATAACCATACTGTTATAAACTTATTAGGATCAGTACCTTTTTCTTCATATTTATCAAAGTATCTAGCATACCACTTTGCAAATCTCATTGATACAGTTTCATAAATGTCAATGTATAATTGTTGGATGTCACTAAAAGTAAATAGTGATTGATAATCAGTAGAACCAGAATTAATAAAATTATCTACTCCTTTGTAGTAATTAGATTGGTAAAATCTTCTAACCTTTGGAGTTATTGATTTTTCAGCTAGAGATAATTGTTTTTCGTAATCTGTTTTCCATTGCTTACTCATCTAATTGATTTAATTTTCTTTCACAATAAGACAACATGCTGTTTCCACCCCATCCTAAAAAGGCAACATAACCTTTATCCTTCCATGGTGTATCTCTATAGTCAGGATTTATTTTATCATAACCACCACCCTTTGTTCTAGATAAAAAGCTAAATGTTCTTTTTAATGTTGATAAACTTAATTTTTCTCTAGCTATAAGCTGGTTCATTCTGGCAAGACCTACTTCAGTCATGCCTCTAACTTCATCCCTTCCATGCTTTTCAATCCAGTTCTTAACTCTTTTAGCATTGTTAGTTGCAGATTGTGGATAGTCAGAATATCCTTCTTGTTTCTTTAAATTATGATCTTCTACTTTTTTTTTTAATGCTTTTTCCACTCTTGAAGAAACATCAGCTTTTATAATATTGTATTCAACATTCATTTTTTCAACATCATCTTCTTCTTCTTTAGCTGGTAATTGAGGTTCTGGTAATTCAATATCACTACCATTTACTGGCAATAAATTAGCTGGTACATAGTAATCATTCAATGCTTCATTTTCTTCTTCTGGATATGACATTGCAGCTCTTTTCTCATTTGGAGTTAGCCACCATGCTTTAGTCATTTGATCTACTACTTTTTCCATATCCTCTTGTAATTCAGGAATTACTGAGAAATCAAAATCTAAATATATCTTTTCACCAAACTTAGGAGCTAACCATCTGTTTAGTTCATCTCTAATTTTAAATAGTTCTGGCATAACTGCATGTTGATATAATGCAGCTTTAGCACTTTTCATATTATTATAAGTTGATGACTTATCATTGTTTAAAAGCTGTGAAGGAACATTATAGATATTGCAAATGTCCTTAACACTAGCATTGTATTGTTCTATAAGTGATAAATCAGATGCAGATAAACCAAAGTTTACCCAGCTTAATTTCTTTGGTGTGATAATTACATCTCCAGCATTATTACTTGATTGATATGATGATCTAAATTTATCTTTTAATTGTTGTGCTTGAACCTCATTTAAATCACCTTCATCAGACATTAGTACACCTCTAGCCATTTGGTTTTGTAAATACTTAACACCTGTTTGAGCAGCTTCATTATTTGTAGTCATTGCTCTAAACCCAGCTTTAAGTGGTGATTGACCATACAGGTGTGAACCTGATCCATCATAGTAAGGTTGAAAATCTTTTATATGACATATTTGTTCTGCTGGTATATCCTTTTGACCATTATATTCAACTCTATAAGATTTAACTGGTTCTAATATACCACCACTAACAACCTCCATTATTTGTGAAGGCATTACATATAGTTCTTTAAATTTACCAACATTAACACCAGTATCAGGACCAATACCATAAATGTATCTGTTACCTGTTAGTTTACCAAAAGCTACAAGTTCTGAAATCCAGGATGCATAAGATTGTGATGGATTTGGTCGTTCAAGTAATTCATGTAGTTCTGAATTATCTATTTCAACTAATGCATTTTTTCTAAGCATATTAGCTTTTTGAATTATAGTTGAATCAACAATGCCAGATGTCATTGCTTTATATTTATTTAGCTCATTATCATTTACCTTTTCATAAACACATAAAGGCACAGTAGATGCTGATTTTGCTATTAAATTAATTATTGAATAAACAGTTGCATTTTTCCTATAACCTTCATTGATATAATTTTCATCATTTTCAGGATTCCATACTACACTAGAACCTAAGAAATTATATATAGCTTGGTTATATTCTTTGGCTGTTTGTTGAGTATTTTTTACAATAAGATTTTTGAATCTATCAAAGAATGATGCCATTTAATAAAATTTTCTGTAAAAATACAAAATAATAAATTCTTTTATTATATAACAAAAAAGTCATTACGATTCTTGTATTTAGTATATATTAAATATCTCAGGCAATCCATGAGATGATTATTTTTATCTAATGGTTTATTGATAATAGTACCATCTTTTAGTTGCTCATATAGATATGATTGTTGTTCTTTTTGTAAATTCTTAGATTCTATTGAACCTATTATATCAAACTCTTTTAATAATGAAATACCAGCATTAATTGATCCTTGCCCTTTGATGGCTGGTTTTGCCCAAATATCCATTTGTCTTAGTTCTTCACCACTTTTTGGTTCTGCTGCATCATAATAACATAAATATTGATTATAGTTATTTGATTTTAGAAACTCAGCTATATCTCTATTTGTCATTCCTTTTTTATAACATAATTCATGCACATATATTTTGTCATTCTTTTTACCAGCCAATACAATAGCACATGGGTCTTGGGAAAATCCAAAGTCAATACCTATACCCCAGTCATCTAGTACAGGAAAATCTTTATAAGGTATATATTGCCAATCTCTAAATATTTGCCTTTCACTAAATACAGCTCTTTGACCTTCACCATATACCCTCCAATAATCTGGGTCTTTTGTTTTTAACCTTTCAATCTCTTGGACCAGTTCTTTAGGCAAAAACTTATTGTCTTTGTAAGTAGATAAAAATAAATCAGCATCATCCCTTTCAGCTAAATCATATATCCAATGCACAGGATCAGAAGGATTAAAGTCAATGATTATGTTTTCTCTTGTTCTCATTGCTATTTGTCTAAACTCATCTAACATTAATTCATTGCCTTCATTAAGCCATGCTATGTCATGAGCCACACCTCTAATCTTTTGTTGATCATCTGCTGAGAAGAATAATAATCTATGACCTTTGTATTCAAATGTATTCTCTGACTTATTAAACACACCATCATAGTAAATTCCTATGTCCTTGGATATTTTTAAAAAATCTCTTAATACTGATCTTTTAAGTGCTGGTAATGTTTTTCTAATTATACTAATGTTTAATGGCTTTTCTGCTGTAGTAATTAAGTAAAGGATATATTGGGTAAGTGAGTATGTCTTACCACTTCTAGAGCCACCTTGAAATATTTTTAATCTTTTGTCAGAATTTATAGCTTCATAGAATTGCTTATTGCAAAGCTGTTCTATTCGTTTTCTATTGCTGGTTTCCATTCAATGAGTTTGCTTTTGGTATCTACATCATGGCTGATCTCTTGTCTTTGTATGTAACCTCTTGATTTAGCTTTAGTAGATAAATAGAACTTAATACTATCCTTACAGCCATCATCTATATTCTCATGGAGTTTGCTTTCAACATTATCTATTGTAAGCTCTATAACTTCATCAGCTGCCTTTTTAAATTCAGGATATTTATTATACCATTCATAGTAAGTTGATCTATGTACACCTACTTTTTTACATGATATGCTAATCAAACCTCTGTTCTTTTCCAATTCAGAAATTAGCTTTTTCCTTAAAGTGTCGGATTTGTTGGATTTCATACTGCAAAGTTATATAAAATTATTCCTTTTTATTTTCGTTATATATATGCAAATTTAAATCCCAAATTTTTTCTGATGCAATGCTTTGATTTTTGTAAGTATGTGGTGATCTTGTTAATTTACCATTATTATCAACCTCAACATAAACATCTTTTCTATTTCTTATAGGTACTATATAGATTTTTATATTGTGTTCTAAACACCAGGATTTTGCTTTAAGATATTTATTCATAAAGATTCTTTTTTATTAATATCATCTTTGTCTGGAAAATAATGTATGATGTCTTTTGGAAATTTATTGTTTTCACATAATAATGCATAACCTAAAAATAAATAATTTATGGCATCTGCAAATCTACTTTCCAATGGTTCAACTGGCACTAATTCTGGATCACCAGCATGTGTCATAATTGATTGAACATGCTTGAAAAAATAAGTTGCCCAAACTTGCTCTGTTGGCACTTTCATTATATCTGAAATAGTTTTAAAATTATATAATATATCTGGATCACCATTTGTGTATTCTGGTTGTTTATCTTCCATTATATTATGTGCAATTTTTAAAATTCTTTCTCTTGCTTTTACAAAAGAATCATAATCAGTCATTGTTGTTTCTATTTTTACTTTCATATTATTTAATTTAAAAGGGTAATTTTTCATCTTTAATTATTGTAATGCCTTTGTCTCTCATTGTAATTTCTTTATATACACCACCATTTTTAAAATCTGGAGCTATTTCAAAACTACCTAATTGACCATTGGCTTTTCTTTTTATTTTTTCTATATAAATTGTAACACTATCACTACCAAATTTAGTTTTTTGACCAATGTTTCTATGGCAGATAATACCATTATAAGTTTTATTAAAAAAGTCAGAAGAACCAGAAATATCATACATAGTTACTTTTTTGTATTGACCACCTTCTGATTCTATTTTTCTAGGATGTGCTACTAAAAAAACATGGGTGTTTGTTTGTTGGCAGAATTGTGTAATGTGTGATAATTCTTTTCCTATGTAGCTATAATCTCTTTGAGCTGAATGATCTAACATATTCCATGGATCAATAACACAAACATTAATACCTTTTTGAAATACTAATTGCCTAAACTGATCTAGTATGCCTTTAAGTGTTAGATTTTCTAAATCTATTTTTATCCAATAAAAATGTTCTGTAATGAAATTTTTAACTTCATTTAAATCATCTGCATTACAATTTTTACCTTTTAATTTATCAGCTATTCTTTTAATATGACCTTCATAAGGAAAACTCTCAGGTGAAAACATAGCACATCTAAAGTTATGTTTAAGTGCTACATTACAAAGAACCTGATCTAAAATGTCAGATTTTCCAGAATTAGGAATGCCAGATACTATACTCCATTCTCCAAATTGTAAATTGAAGAAGGATGAAGCTCCAGGTAAACCAATATCATAATTTTCAATACCATTTTCATTGTAGCTTAAAACATTTTGCCATATGTTATTTATATTAATAACACCCTCTAATGGGAAATCCTTAGCATCTTTAATAAAGTTTCTAAGAGTTTCTGACCCTTTATGTACCAAAACCTCATTAGCATCCTTAAAATCGCCAAATTCAACATATTTGCACCTATATGTGCCTAATCTTCTAGCTAACTCATTTCTTAATGCTAGACCAGCATCATCATTATCAGTACATAATATTATTTCTTTTTTATTTTCAAAGTATTCATAGCAATTATCTAAGTAATCTAATCTTTGACTGCCTTTAGATGCTCCATTGGGTACACTTACAACTGAATATAATCCAGATTCATGTAAGGATAATGCATCCAT